CTCTCAACATTATCTCAACCCGCCTCACAGATAAAGATTTGCCTCACAGGTAAAAACTTGTCGGTTGAGGGTGGGTTGAGATAATGTTGAGAGAAACAAGCGAGCCGAGAGGAAAAGCGACTATGGGTATGGATGTTTACGGACAGAATCCTTCAAGCGAGAAGGGTGAGTATTTTCGTAACAATGTTTGGTGGTGGCGACCACTGTGGGATTATTGCGAAATAGTCGCACCTCACCTATGTAGTGAAGTGAGTGGTCATACCAATGACGGAGAAGGACTAGATGAGGAAGGCTCATTGGAGTTGGCAAACATTCTCCGTGAGGAAATAGAAAATGGTGGTGCTCTTGCTCATCAGCAGTCTTACTACGAATACATAGCAAACCTTCCCCGTGAGGATTGCGCTTTGTGTGAAGCGACTGGAATACGCAGAGACGCACTAGGCATTGAGTCTGGACATCCTGAGCGTGAACTATCGGTAGAGGTTCAGATTCTTACAGGTCGCACACACGGTTGGTGTAACGCTTGTGACGGAGTGGGCACAAAAGAATCGTGGGCTTCGCACTATCCGTTCAATGTTGAGAATGTCTCGCAGTTTGCTGAGTTTCTCTCAGAGTGTGGGGGTTTCTCTATCTGCTAATGATAGAGTTCGGTCTGCCACAGGGCTAGGGTTTTCGTCGCTGTTCCCCTAGTTCTGTGGCACTCTACTTTCTACTGAGCCCCGGTTGCTCGTTCCCACGCTAGGCGTTGCTCGTTCTCGTGGAGTGTCGCTTGTCTTTTGCCAATAGACAGAGTGTTGTCACCAAGTGAGCCGGGAATAGAAATTTGTGGAATTACCGGAAGCTTCTTTGTAGAGCTTTCCATTCTCTCGATAGTTGTCTTGAGTTGCTTGACGATTTGCTCGAGCTCGTCAATTCTCTTGCTGAGACTTTCTACCGTTGGTTCTTGTTCTAAGGGCATTCGCTCTCCTTTGTTTCAGAGAGTAGAATAATAGCAATGAGCACGGCAAGACTTGTAGACGACCAAATAATTCTCGATTTTCCCTACGACAAAGACCAAGTTGATGAGGTCAAAAAAATCGCAGGGGCTAAATGGGACAAGGTCTCAAAGGTATGGAGAGTTCCGGTTACCTCTATGTCCGAAGCAAGAGCTTTCGCAATAAAGCACGACATAGAGGTTGATACAGAGATACTGCTAATCACCCCACCGGTTAGGAAAGCTGTCAATTCCATTTGGCTAGAAGGCGATTGGATTTTTATTACATTCCCGTATGAGAAGGTAGTCATCAACAGCGTCAAGAAAATACCGTCTATCACTTGGAACGCAACCAAGAAGGCGTGGAGGGCCCCGCTCACATCGGCGAACGATGTCATCAGGTGGGCTGAATACTTTGACATTGAGGTGTCCGATGAACTAAGGTCGTGTTCAGAGAATGTCACAAATAATCTAAATGCCCTCATTGAGGCTTCTCGCTCAGTAGATGCTGAGATTTCTATTCCGTCACTAACGGCAGAACTTCTTCCCTATCAGAGAGCAGGCGTTGCTTACGCTTCTAATGCTCGCAGAACTTTTATTGCTGACGAAATGGGTCTAGGCAAAACTCTCCAAGCCATTGCCACCGTTGAGTATGTTATGGACAGTTACCCAGCAGTCGTTGTTTGCCCACCTTCTCTTGTTCTCAATTGGCAAGCTGAATACGCCCGTTGGCTTCCTAGTCGCAGAGTTTCTGTTGTAACGAACAGAAAAGAATTCCCCGAAAGTGGAACTTATGATGTCGTTGTTGTTGGATACAGCAACATCACTAAATGGGAAAAAGAGTTGTCTAAACACCGTTCCTATGTTTTTGACGAAAGCCATTACTGTAAAACTGTTACAGCACAGAGAACTAAAAGCGCACAAAAGGTTGCTAAAAGCGCACCAAAAGACGGAATTGTTCTTTGTCTAACAGGAACGCCCGTTACTAATCGCCCGTCAGAGTACGCATCACAACTCGACATTCTTGGGAAACTGAAAGAATTCGGTGGTTTGTGGGGCTTTTATCGGCGTTACTGTAATGCTTTTCAGGATAGTTTCGGTCAATGGAACATCAGTGGACATTCACACCTTGACGAACTAAACGAACGGCTTCGTGGTGTTTGCTACATCAGGAGAACAAAAGACCAAGTGCTATCGGAACTGCCCCCCGTCATCCACAGCCCCGTATTGGTTGAGGGAAGTGCTGCTGCGATGAAGGAATACAAAAAAGCAGAAGTAGACATTATTCAGTATCTCATTGACAGAGCAAAGGAAATAGCGAGAGAACTTGGAGAACCCGTAGGGTCTGCTGCCGTTGTTGCTCGTATCAAAGCAGAAAGCAACGAACATTTAGTTCGCTTGTCTGTGCTGCGAAGGCTGTCAGCAAGAGCAAAGATGCCCGTAGTAGAAGAATGGGTAAAGCAGCGAATAGAAGATGGAAAGAAAGTTGTAATTGCTGCCCATCACAGAGACATTGTTGATGAGTTAGCAATGAAGTTCGGCAACCTGCGTATTCAGGGTGGAATGAGCGTTGAGGAAGTAGAGGAACAGAAGAAGAAGTTCCAAACGCTGCCGGTAGATGAAGCCCCGGTCATCGTGCTGTCCATTCAGGCAGCCAAGACGGGTCACACGCTGACATCGGCGCAAGATGTCTTATTCGTGGAACTACCGTGGACGCCTGCTGATGTAGACCAAACATACTCACGATGCCACAGACTAGGGCAGAAGGGAAGCGTGGTGGCTACCTATCTACTCACAGACGGCACGATAGATGAGGAAATCTATTCCCTCATAGAACGCAAGAGAAGCGTGGTCAATAGGGCTGTAGACGGTGGTTCACCCGTAGATGATGTAGATACAGCACAACTGCTGTTTGACCTGATGGGAATGTAGAAACTTGTCGGGCTGGGGTGGGTCTTGCTAATCTGTGTGTATGGAAATGAACAGCGAAATTGCCGAAACTGCCCCTTACATTATGTCGTATTGCGTAAATTGCGACTTGGAGTTTGAGCACGAGGGTGCTTGTGAGTGGGAGCAAGACTGCGAATGTGAAGATGACTGCGACTGCGTTGTCCGTGATGACAGTACGGAGCCGTACGAAACTGACGGCTGGGCTGACTCTAACGCCCTTGCTGGTATCGGCTGGGGTGATGACGAGGACTACTAAATAGTCGCAACCTCACAAATCTGAGCAGGCAACGCCCCCCGTTGTCTACTCCGTAGAAGTCCCACCGTTGTCGCTGTCGGTGGGCTTTTGCGTCTCTTGTTCTTCTAGCAGTGGGTCAATCGGGGTGGGGTCAGACGGGGCTACCATCAGCTCGTCCACTATTGCTTTGGCGTACTTACGGCGTAACTTCCAAATCTTTGTGTTCATTTCCTGAACGGCTTCTGTTTTGCGAGCTTTCGAGACAATGTTGTGGTCATACACGCCGTACTTCTTGAACAGTATTTCATCGAGGTCATTGTTCTCAATGATGATGTCCGAAATCCAGCCAGCCTTCTTGTCCATTGCTATCATTAGTTCGCACAGGCCTTCGTGTCCGAACTCGTCATAGACACGGTTGGCAATCATCGTACAGAAGTGGTTTCGGTACATTACTTCTGCGTCTGATGTTTGAGCCATAAACTCGCTCAGCCAGACAGCGAGCTCCTCGGGGCTTGCGAACGTTTCGTCGTCTTCTTCATCAAAGAAATCCATTGTTCCGTCCCTTCAGTCCGTACAACAATGATAACCCGTGGGTGTGTCAAGCGAATGACAAGATAACTTCTTGGGCTTTTATCTTCTTGTGTGTGACTGATGAGTTTGCGTCCATAGACGCAATCGCCCGTTCCGTAATTCCACCGTCTCGGTAGTGGTCAAGGTATTCCACGACAGCGTTGTAAGCAGACCAGCCGTTGTCTCCGTATCCAGCAGAGTTTCTTTCTGTCTGATAGAGAGCACGAATGGTCATAGTTATGTTGTCTCTATTGCGCTTTTGTCTGTCGGTTTCTTGGGGCTTTTCGGGATAGAGAGCACCGATAAGCGTGTCCATTCTTGCTGAACTCAAACTCATTGGTATTGACAACATTTTCTCGGCTGTTGCGCTGAACGACTTAGCCCACTCGGTTGAGATGTTGAGAATGCTTTGAGCCTCTGCGAGAGCAGTTTCCACATTTCTTGTATGGCGAGCCGTGAATACCCGTTGAGCATTGTTCATTCCAGCGATAACGGTATTTTTACAAACGGCACGAATGCTTGTGTTTGCGAAAGTAATCGCTGTCTTGCCATCGTGACCATTGCGAACAAGCAGGTAACGCTCAATCTTGTCATTCACTCCCTTTGGGTCAATGATTAGACCACCCAAGTCAATAGATGAAAAGAACTCACGCCCACCGTGGAGAACTCCACAAGTGTCCACAACTGCGTCACCCTTAGACGCACCCACAATGGCGAGGGCGTACTCAAGACACTCACGGTTCTGTTGGACTACATACCTTGTCCCAACTGTGGACAATCCGTCAAATGAGCCGTCAGGGTTCACTCGGACTGTGGCACGGCTGTCGTCCACCAGCACCGGAGTCCCGTCAGGGTTGGTGATGAAGTTGCCTTCGTCGTCCACTACGGCAACTTTGGCAAGAACTACGTCATAGTCAGCCTGTGCTGCTGCCAGCATCGCCTCAGCCGTCTGTAAGCCCTTCATAGGCGTTCCTAGCCTGTGCCACGGCACTTCTCGGTCGGCGTAAGCCATTTTCGCCAAGCCCTTACGGTCAAACTCTAGTTCGTGTGCCATTTTCCGTGTGTCCTTCCTACCCGTATGGATAGATTTATCTGAACTCATCATAGTCCCAACTACCTGCCCGTAGTGAAACTTGTCGGGTATGGGTGGGTTTGTCTAAGATTTGGGTATGGAAACAAACAGCGAAATCCTTGCCCCATTCACCGTCAATGCCCCTGTCCCTTTTTCG